ACGATTGGAAGGACGAATTCATTTTATTGACGTTGTCCAGTCCTCTATTTTTATTAGCGTATTCTGTATTTGCAGAAGACGAAGATATTTCTAAAAAATTAGATTTATATTTTGAAAAATTACAAACGATGCCGTGGTGGATAACGGGACTTTGGATTTCTGTAGTAGCTGCCGTGTATGGAATCAAAGCAACCGATATTATTAATACAAAAAAAGGAAAATAACATGGGTGAATCTAAAAGACAAAAATTTATAGAACTAGCTAAAGAAGGTGGAAACAGAAAAGACTTTGTTAAACTTGCTAATGAATTAGAACTAACCGATAAAACAGAACCAGCACCCAAACAAAAAGGAAATAAAACAACCGAAGCTTTTAAAAAAGCATCTCAAATGAAATTATCCGGAAAAGAAAAAACAAACATGTTCAAAAAATTATATGGATTAACTAAAAGAGGTGCGGGTACTAAATTAGTCAAAGGAACAGGAGAACAAGATATTCAAGGTGATCCTATTTCTGGCGAAGGTTTACTTATCGAACCTAAAATGGAAGAAAGAGATAAAAAAAGAAAAGGTGGACTAGTAAGAGCTGGTAAACCTAAACTAGCAAAAAAAGGATGGAGATAATATGGAATCTTGGAAAGATGTATTAAAATATCTAAAACGCAAATCATGCGAATTAGTTTGTAAAGTATTTGGTATTACACAATGTCTGTGTAGTCACGAATGTAACTGTAAAAAGGAGAAAAAATAATGAACAAATTAAAACCAATACCTGCTGATAAGAAAAAATCTTTAGGCAAACTTCCAACTAAAGTCAGAAACAATATGGGTTTCATGAAAAAAGGTGGATTAGTGAAAAAATCTAAAATGAAAAAGAAAAAGTAATGGCGAAACTTTGTCCAAGAGGAAAAGCAGCAGCAAAAAGAAAGTTTAAGGTATATCCTTCAGCTTACGCTAATATGTATGCTTCTGCCGTTTGCTCTGGCAAAGTAACACCTGGTGGTAAAAGAGAAAAGAAAGCCAAAGGTGGAATTGCTAAAGGTTGTGGTAAGGTTATGAACAACCGAAGAAAAGTTACAAAACAATATTAACATGGCACAAGGCGGTTTGAGAAAATGGGTAGCAGAAAAATGGGTAGACATTGGAGCTCCGAAGAAGAATGGGCAGTATCAAGCTTGCGGGAGATCAAAAGGCTCAAAGAGAAAATATCCAAAATGTGTCCCTATTGCAAAAGCACGCAGTATGAGTGCTTCACAAAAGGCGAGTGCGGTCAGACGAAAGCGCCAAGCGTCGAACACTGGCCCTAAACCAACGAATGTTAAAACATTTGCAAAAAGAGGTAAAAAGTAATGGCAAGAACAGCAGCTTGGCAAAGAAAAGAAGGTAAATCTAAATCAGGGGGTTTAAATAGAAAAGGTGTTGCATCGTATCGTGCAGCTAACCCTGGTTCTAAATTAAAGATGGCAGTAACTACCAAACCATCTAAATTAAAAAAAGGTTCTAAAGCAGCAAATAGACGTAAGTCTTTTTGTGCTAGAATGAGTGGAATGAAAAAACGCTTAACATCTGCGAAGACGGCCAGGGATCCGAATAGCAGAATTAATAAATCCCTAAGAAAGTGGAATTGCTAATGACACAACAACCCGATGATATCATCGTTATACAGAAAATAATAAAAGCATTGAAAGTAAGTTATCAAAGTATCGGAGACACACTCATAGGTGGTGGTGTTGACAATATGGAGAAATACAAGTACATGTTAGGTCAGGCACATGCCTATCAATATATATTACAGGAAATCTCTAACCTGCTAAATAAAAAGGAGCAAAAAAATGCAGAAGGAAACGTCGTCAACCTTGGCGGAGTCCAAGTCAACCCCGAAAATTAAATCGGCTTTACTGGACAAGTATCAAGAAGAAAAAGAAAAAGAAGCAGATAGTCAAAACGCTATCAAAGAAAAAGAATCTACCAAACTTCCCACTCCTACTGGATGGAGAATGTTAGTTTTACCGTTTAAAGCAAAACCAAAAACTAAAGGTGGAATTTATTTATCAGATGAATCTATAGAACGATCACAAGTAGCATCAACATGTGGTCTCGTTCTTGCTATGGGACCTCATTGTTATGACAAGGGAAAATTTCCCGAAGGTCCTTGGTGCAAGATCGGGGATTGGGTAATCTTTGCAAGATATGCAGGAAGCCGAATTCTTATTGATGGCGGGGAGGTTAGACTTCTCAATGATGATGAAGTGTTAGCCACAGTGAAAGACCCCGAAGATATCTTTCACCAATTTTAACATAGGAGACAACTATGCCAGAAGCGCAAGACAATACAGTGGACATTGATACTTCAGGACCAGGTGCGGAAATCGAATTAGAAACCCAAACCCAGGAGGAAAATCATGAAATTGTACAAGATAATAATGAGTCCCATGACTCAACTACGAAACCTGTTGAGCAGTCTAATGTTCAAGCAGCAGAAATCAAGGACCAAGAACCAGAAATAAAGGAAGAAGATAAAAAGAAAGAATTAGAAGACTATTCAGAAGGCGTTAAGAAAAGAATTGGCAAACTCACTAAGAAAATGCGAGAGCATGAACGAAGAGAAGAAGCCGCTATTGAATACGCAAGAAGAGTACAACAAGAAAAAGAAGAATTAAAAGCTCGTTTATCTAGATTAGATACAGGTTATGTATCTGAAATGGAAAGCAGAATTAAATCTTCTATGGAAGCTGCCGTTGCTAAATTATCCAAAGCCCGAGAGGATGGAGACATTACAGCAGAAGTAGCTGCCCAGACTGAAATTTCTAAACTAGGATATGAAGAAGCAAGATTAGCTGATTTACGATCTAGAGCAGAAAGAGAAGTTAAGGAAACTAATGTACAAAGACCTACATTAGCACAAAACAATATTCAACAAGAGCAACCTGTTGCTCCGGATCCTAAAGCTCAAAGTTGGGCTGAAAAGAATGAATGGTTCGGAAAAGACATGGCTATGACGAATACTGCTATTAGCATGCATAAAATACTCACAGATGAAGAGGGTTATGACCCACAATCTGATGAATATTATGAGGAAATTAATAAAAGAATAAGACTTGAATTTCCGCATAAATTTGCTAATGTAGACTCACAAACGACACAGAAACCTACTCAAGTTGTAGCTTCGGCTAATCGTAGTAGCAGACCGGGTCGCAAAACAGTGAGACTCACATCGTCTCAAGTAGCAATTGCTAAAAAATTAGGTGTGCCACTTGAAGAATATGCGAAACAATTAAACATCACGAAGGAGTAAATGCATATGGAAAATAAAAATGAAGATAGAACTTCTCGTGCGAGCCAAACAAGAGAAAAAACCGCAAGGAAAAAAGTTTGGACTCCACCGTCATCTTTAGATGCACCCCCTGCACCGGCAGGTTTTAGACATAGATGGTTAAGAGCCGAATCTATGGGTTTCCAAGACACGAAAAATGTCGCTGGAAGATTACGATCAGGTTACGAATTAGTTCGTGCTGATGAATACCCAGATTCAGATTACCCTATTGTCGAAGACGGTAAATACAAGGGAGTGATCGGAGTTGGTGGCCTAGTGCTGGCTAGAGTACCGGAAGAGATTGCACAGCAAAGGCAGGACTATTACACACGTCAAGCCAATGAAGCTGTAGAAGCAATGGATAACGATCTACTGAAGGAACAGCATCCAAGTATGCCAATCGATATCGATAGGCAGACTCGTGTAACTTTTGGTGGTTCAAAGAAAAGTTAATTTTTTAACAATTCAAGACCGCCAGATAAACTTAAACAATAATAGGAGTAAATAACTATGGCAAACAAAGACGCGGCTTTCGGATTGAGAGCTATCGGCAAAGTTGGTCAGAATAGAGATGCTCAAGGTTTATCTGAATACAACATTGGCGCTAACGCTACAGCTATATACCAAAACGACCCAGTTCAAATGACTGCGGATGGTACAATTGGTGTAGCTAACTCAAGTGCTAATGTATTATTAGGTGCCCTTAATGGTATTTTTTATACTGACGCAACAACACAGAAACCGACTTGGTCAAATCACTTAGCAGGATCAAACACTGCTACTGATATTGTAGGGTTTGTTTCTGATGATCCATATGAAAGATTTGAAATACAATCTAACGCAACACCAGCTATCACTGATATTGGTAACTGTGCGGACATTTCATATGTGGCAGGTTCATCTCCAAATTTCATTTCTAAAGTGGAATTAGATGATGCTACCTTAGTAGTAACAACAGCTCAATTGAAGATTCTTGGATTCACTAAAGATCCAGATAACAATGAAGTTGCAGCAAATGCAAACTTAGTAGTTATCATTAATGAACACTTCTTGAAAGCTGGAGCAGGCATATAATAGGAGAATAAATTATGGCTATATCACGATCACAACTAGTTAAAGAACTAGAGCCAGGATTGAACGCCCTGTTCGGCCTGGAATACAAAAGATACGAAAACCAACACGAAGAAATCTATACAAAAGAATCTTCGGACAGAGCTTTTGAAGAAGAAGTAATGTTATCAGGTTTCGGTCAAGCACAAGTTAAACCTGAGGGTTCAGGAGTAGTATATGACAATGCACAAGAGACATATACAGCTAGATACACTCACGAAACTGTTGCTTTAGCTTTTTCAATCACTGAAGAAGCGATCGAAGACAACCTGTATGACAGACTAGCTTCTAGATATACAAAAGCGTTGGCTCGTTCAATGGCAAACACTAAACAAGTAAAAGCAGTTGCTCCTTTGATCAACGGCTTACCTTCAACTGGTACTTTTAAATCAGGTGACGGTGTTGCATTGTTTAGTACAGCTCACCCAACAATTAGCGGAACAGTTGCTAACACATTAGCGACTCAAGCTGACTTAAACGAAACTTCATTAGAACAAGCATTGATTGATATCGCTGCTTTCACTGATGAAAGAGGTTTAAAAATTGCTGCTAAAGGAATGAAAATGATTATTCCTTCTGCATTACAATTTACAGCAGAGAGACTAATGAAGTCTGCACAAAGAGTTGGAACAGCTGACAATGATATTAACGCGATCAAAAACATGGGAATGGTTCCACAAGGTTACGTGGTTAACAATTTCTTAACTGATTCTGATGCGTTCTATATTATTACAGACGTGCCGAACGGTATGAAGTATTTTGAAAGATCACCTATCACAAACAAAATGGAAGGTGATTTTGATACTGGTAACGTTAGATACAAATCAAGAGAGAGATACTCTTTTGGTGTTTCTGATTTTAGAGGTATCTTTGCTTCAGAAGGTGCATAATATCTAACTGATATTATTCATTTAATATTTGAAAGGGCTCCTTTACGGGGCCCTTTCTTTTTGATAGAAAGGACGAACCATGATGAAGAAATTCTTAGTTAAAATCAACGCATACGGATATAGAGGAGAAACTACAGTAGACGCTGTAGATAGTGTTCAAGGTATTGAACATGCTATCCTTGACAAAATAGGAAAAAGAAGTATAAATTTCACTCCTAATGGTACCTCTTCAAGAGTGTGTCATTTAACCTACGAGGAGATTGTAAATGGAGAACAATCACATCAAGGATCTTTATCAGACAAAAAGATCGCTTGAGTTAGAGTGGGAGCATGATCATATTAACAACGGTAAATATACCATTAATATGGTTAGGATTGATGAAGAGATTAAAAAGGTTATCAGTCATATAAAAAAAGCTGAAGCCAAAGAAGCTCTACATCAGGTTAAAATAGAATCCGCTGCTCCTGAATTTTCTATAGCTGGTTAAGTAAACCAAGCTATTTATCGCTGGAATGCGTTTTCCTGATAAGGATATCTTGCACTTCATATAAAATTAGTCTATAAATTAACTA